TTGATCAAGATGATACTCAGTTTGGTGAAGTATCAGCATTAAATAATAAAATGGTTCCTATTTATTTTACCAAATCTTTTGATAATCCAGGTGACGTATCACAAGATTTAACACGAAGCTTTACAGTCTTTGCTGAAATGGCAGAGAATTTAAAAGCAGCTGGTGGATTATCAGGTTCAATGAATATTGTATTACGACAATTAGGGAATAGAGATTATGTTACAAAATCTCGTGGTACTAGTGCTGTTGAACAAAAAGGTACCAGTACTAAGGAATATAAAGCATTGCAAGTACTTATTGATTCAGCTGTATATGGTATTGAAAAAATAGATATACGAAGTAATAAACTTCCAGAAAATGTAGTTACTAAAGCTTTAAAAATAGATGGTAAAGTTTTTTCAGGGTCTAAATTTATGTCAAGGTTATCTAGTTTTATTCGTACTAATAACCTTGCATTAAATCCAGTAACATCTACCGCAGGAGCAATCAAAGGTTCAGTAGATTCTATTCTAGAACAGCAAATAGGATTGTATACAACTGTAGAGTCTGGAAGTTGGGCAAGAGCTGAGTACGCTAAGAATATTTTTGAAGTATTAAGTCAAACAATGCGTAAAAAGCAAACTAATAAAATGCATCTCATGTTACAACGAAACAATGTTGTAGAATTGAGTAAAATGTTATCAAATACTAATAGAAATAAACTACTTAGTCAGGCTACTAGTAAAGATTTATTATATGTGAATTACCAAACTGCAGATTATGCACTTAAAGGTAGAATTGCATTAGCAATTTATGATAACATTCGATATGTAGACGGAGAGTATATTACTCGTAAACAGTTTAGGGAAAAGCGTAATGCAGAAAAAGTTTCAGAAAAAGAACAAAATGTTGAATGGAAAGCAGCTAAAGAACAAAGTTTATATAATGCATATGAAGTAGTAGATGGACAATTAGTTATAAAAGAATCTCATAAAGATAAAGTAACAGATGCTGTTGAAAATTTTGCAGTAGGTAAAGTAGATCATGTTGCACATATGGTCGATGGTACATTATCAGAATCTGATAAAGGGGCCATTGCGCGTACAATTTATGGTGATTTTGTATTAATGCACCGTGGATGGTTTATTAATATGATTGACAGTAGAGTAATGCCTGAAGTAACTAATTTAATTTCTGGAGAAAAAGAAATAGGTATGTATAGAGCTTCTCTTAAATTTATTCGTGAAGAATTAATACATAATAAAAAATTTAGAGCGCCTCGTAAAGCATATAAAGATGCAGATCCTGTTATTCAACGTGGTGTAAAACGTACAGCATTAGACTTACTTTATTTAAATATTATTGGTTTCCTTGCAGCATTAGCAAATATGGCTGCTGATGACGGTGATGAAGATGATTTTTTATTACAGTACACTGCTTATCAAATGAATAGAGTACTTCTTGAACAAGGTGCTCCTTGGAGTCCATCAGAGCTTCTACAAATGATTGATGAGCCAGTTGTAGGTGTACGAACAATTAAAGATTTAGTAGATATTAGTGAAGCATGGAATAGTGATGTGTATGAAAGAGGCATGTATGCAGGATCTACCCATAGAGCTAAATGGTGGCTACGTAAAACTCCATTTAAAGGTATTTATGAATCACAGTATCCTGCAATGAAAAATAACTTTATTAAACAGGTTGTAGATTCTAAAATATATAATCTTCTTAAAGATGATGATGAAAATAAAGAAAATGGTATGGGTTTTATAGATAGACTTAAACTAATGTTTGCTGATGAGCAATCAATGAGTGATGATGAAGTAATGGAAGTCATTCAGTATATGGAAGATGAATAAGACGACAAATTTTTTCAGGGAGCTTTTTACTCCCTGAAAATTTATTATTTAATTTTTTTATCTATTTGATCAATAAGCATATTCCTTTGATCAACGGCAAAATTTCTTATAAGTGTTTGTAATTCTACAAACCCAGCATAGTCTTCTAGTAATGTTTCACCGTCACCATTAGGATAAGTAATTTTAATAACCCCGTGTAAAGGATTAGTAACTTTTATAAGTTCATGATAAGCTTTAGCCTGTGCTTCAAGAAACTGTACTTCTTTTAATTTTTCAGGTACTGATTGATTTTTCATAATAATTAAAGTTTTAAGTAAAAATAGAGGAACGCTAAAATAGCTATCCCTCTATTTATTTTAAGCAATGTGAATACATTACCAGTTAATTGTTTCACCATATAATTTTTCAAGAATTACATTTACTTCTTTAAAGTTTGTACAATGCCAATCTTTAGCAGGGTAAACGAATTCTTTAGGGTCATCATAAGTTAATATATAATTATTTTTACTAATATGTGGAGCCAACAATTGTGCTTCTTCTCCCCATAGTATAAATATTGTCCCTGGTTTACTCTCAACAATACTATTAAGTACTGCTGAAATAAATTTTCCCCAAGGTTTTTTATGCGCTTCTTCACTATGTACTCTAGTAGTTAAACTTCTATTTAAGAGCAGTACTCCCTGCTGTGCCCAATGTTCTAGAGAAAAATTAAAATCTAAGCATAAGCCATCATGGTATTCACGTTCAATGCATTCAAAAATTGTACACAGAATAGGAGAATGAAAAATGCTTTCATAATTATCCCCAAATGCTAAACCGTTTGGCATTGTAGATGCGCATGGTTCAGATCCTAGAATTACAACTTTGAGTGAATCCCATGGACACATCTTAAATGCATTAAATATATCTGACTTAGCAGGTTTAATTTCGTTTAGTGCATATTCAGTAGCAAGAAAGCTCATCAACTTACTAGAATACTTTGATTTCAAAGTATCCTTAAGTTGTATAGTCCAATCTCTTCCAAGTTTTTCATCCCAAAATTGTTTCCCCACTGCCATAGTATTGTATTAATAATCAAAGTCCGTTGTTGGGACTAAAGATCGGTTTGTACTTAAAGTCTGTAGTTTTTCTGTACTAAGTCCTTCATTTTCTTTAAGAATCCTAGACCATACTTCTTGGTCACCTAAATTTACAACTGAATTATCACAACCCAACATATTTTCCCATGCTTCTTTAAGACTGTATGCCTTATTAAGAATTAACGGAATAGTAGTTGGTTTACCAGTAAAGAAAAAGTTCTTCATTATCAAGCTTTTATAATTAGCTTCGAGCTTTGAATATTCTCCTTCTAATATAGTATTGTAAGCATCAATATTGCTATCAGGTATTTTAAAAATCATAATGTAAAAATCACCTTTGTGATACTCATCAATATAATTTTCAAAACTAGTTATTGTTGAATAAAAAGTTTCAAAGTTTGAATCTTGATACGGTTTAACCGCAATGAACACATATGGTTCATTATTAAAATCAAACTCTAATTCACTATCCCACATGTATGAATCTAAAAATCTAGTATTTGTATAACCATCTTTAGTTTTAATGGAACAATGAAACAACTGCTTTGGTATCTCCAATAATGGAAATAGAAAAGTAGAAGTTTTGCTAAATTTAAACTTTTTTGGCTCTATCATATTTCAATATCTAAATATTCTTGTGAATAGTATTCTTTTGGATAATCCCATTTATCAGACTCTTTATGAAACTTGTATCTATTTAGTGCATCATGAAGACCTTCAAGCTTCCACCCATTAGTCCTTGTTCCACCATGTAATCCAATATTCATTACTTTATCTGATACACGATGTACCAAAGGACTGTTATTTGACTCCATTTCAACTACAATATACTTAAAATCCAATAGTGTATATTCTTTATCAAGATACTCTTTAATTTCAGAATCTAATTGTATTCCATAAAAATAAGTTGCTGCCTGAAAGTCATATCTATATTTCCAAAACTCATTGTTAAATAAAGTAATCGGCATTCCAGTTGTCTTATAATCAATAGGCGTGATAGTTTTTGCCACATGATCAATATAAACCTCATCTAATTCTCCTTTAATTTTAACTCCATCAAGTTCAAATTGAATGACTTTATGCTTAATAATTGTACAATCTTTAGTCTCTTTTAGGAAAACTCCAGTTATTGGATCAGATTTTAATGCTGCTACAGCAATAGTAGCTTTATTGTAGTCAACGTCAGATACTATCCTTCTACCTTTTGCTTCATTTAATGCAATAAAATAATGCTCTCCAGCTTTTCTTATGTTTTTAATTTTAGCATCATCTCCCCACTTTGGCTGATGAGAATAAACTAAACAAGCTTTTAAAATTACTTTATCTAATTCACTATCATTCCATTTACCGTCTTCATAAGTATTAAATACATCATGTATATATAAGGTAATTTGTTTTACTTTATCAGATACATTAATAGCTTTCATTCTAAAATACTTATCATCAAGTACCTTAGGATTAAGTAACATATCATCTACTAAAGAACCAAGTACAAAATGAGATTTATTAGAGTCGCCTTGTTGTTGTTGTTGTGCGAGGAACGCACTAGGACTTATCAAAATCTTTTTTAAAAGACTTTGATTCATTTTATCAATAGTTCTATATTCCATTTAAATAGTTTTTAAAATGTATTCTAATTTTCTGTCTTTAAGATTAGCAACTTCACGGAATTCATACGTTGTTTTTTTTACAAACTCAACTGTATCATCTTTAATTACTCCTCTTTTTTGCAAAACGTCATCTATGCTTTTAAGCCATATCATTGCTAAATTCCCTATATCCCAGTTTGGAACGTAGTGAGGTTTAGCAGGCTTCCAATTAATATAGAAATCTCCAGTATCTCGATTTTTTAATCGTTTAACTGCTCCATAGTTTATAGGGACATACACAATCAAGTGAGTTTCTATAGGAGTTTCAATGTCTAAATTTAAAGGTATATGTTTTTCAAGATAACTGTGCATTGCACCCACTAGGGCATTTCTTATTGAAAAATGCCCTCCTGCGTGAATTTTATTGTAACCAATCTTTATCCACTTCTTCTTACTTTGAGGAATATGTGTGATAAATTCAGGAAAACTTAGTGTTATTGAATTAACCATTATTTTTTTATTTTATATCCATGTAATAGTGGAAGAAACTTTTTCTACCTCTTCTTCTACTTTTTCAATAACGACAGGGACAAAGTCATCACGTAGGTCTCGCTTATAATTAACATTTAAGTAGGCCAATGCTTCATCGTTAAGCGTCATTGTTTTACATTTAAAATAAGAAGATTCTCCTCTTCTAACTTCACTATCGTAAATACTTAATAGTGTATCAATCCATTTTTCAGTCAACACTTCTCTTTTAATAAATAATTTCATTATCGTATCTATGCTAACATTCATGTCATGGGTTGATAAATCTAAATATGACAACAATGATTTAAAATTAATATGAGACTTAACACGACTTCTCATGAATATATATCCATATTTTTCAAACAAAACCATTAAATATAAAAGACTAGTTCTATATTCACAATTTGCTATAATTTCCATGACAAGAGTATGATTTTCAATATCACTACTATTCATCATTTCGCTTAATTGATTAAATACTTCATCATCAATACTTAACGCTTTATCACCATTTAATAATTCAATAATATCTGTTTCTTGAAAAATTTCTCTAGTAGCTAAAAGTTTGAATAACACAACTTGATCCTCATTTAAAACATTAAATCGATCACTACTTTCTTGAGCATGAACTTGATTAATGAAATCACTATTATTTTTAATACTTGTTAAATTGTCATCCGTCATAGCAGACCTAGTATAATAGTCAAGTAGTATTACATCATTAGAATAAGATTCTAACGATGTTTCAACCATACCTACTTGAACACTATCTAAATCGTCTTTTATAATTTCAAAATATTGTTTAAATAAAGATGTTGGTAAAGTATTATAATATTTACACTCAACCATTTTACTAAAAGTAAACGAATTTGCAAAAACAGCAGATGATTTATCTATATCTCTTATACTTTTAACATTATGACTTAATGTCAAGTTTTTAAGTTTTACTCTTGGGATATTAATCCCAGGTAAAAAGAAAAGTTTGTCTCCGTATGAAGGAGTATATTTATTTTCAGAAAATTTAAAATCTTCTCCTTCTTCAACAATAATAAACTTCTTGAAATCAATCTCAATGTTTTCTATTTCACTATTATATCTTTCCATATTAATGGAAATTTTTAAATAATTTTTCATATTTTTTTTTTATTTAGGTATTCCGCCAGCATTAATTAAAGCAATTTTTCTAATCTCGTCAGCCATTTTTAAAGCTTCAATACGACCACTAATGTTTTTGAATTCTTCAGTTTTTAATTTAATAATTCTTTTTTGTTGTCGTGACTCTTTTAACATTACTTCAAATACCCTTTTCCATTGTTCTTTAGATAAATTTTTCATATTTTATTTTATTATTATTTTAGCAATTGCAGGGTTCATTATTAGTTTACTAAACTTTTGCTTATTACCATTTAATATTTCTTTAATTATATAGTATTTTAAATCATCTGTAAAAGATTTACAATCAATAAATAATTCTTCAATTCTTGTTAATACATCTCCTGAAATAGGATTAGTTTTAGCAAAATTTAATAAATAATTTACGATTCGTGTTGCAACAACACTTGATATATCAGCTCTAAGGTCATCACCTTCTCCAATCATATCAGTCAACTGACCAAATACATAACCTTTATCTTTATTGATAATATCTTCTGGTGATAAAATTTTATCAAGCTTGTTATTAATAAACATTGTAAACATACTTGAGAAATCTATTCCTACAGAACCTTCACCAATCATTTGAATAATTGGTAATTCATCATCAAAGTTTTTTATTGAGCTTATTGCATTAAAAAATGTAGTGAAACTTCTAGGATTAACCCTTTGAGTTACTAATTCTGGATGCATAAGCAAAAAGTTAATACAACGACCATCCATACCAACAGATTCTGCCCACTTAGCCCATACTTTTTCATCAAACCTAAGGTCTACAGAAATAAAACGAGTTTGTTGCGCAACATCTAAACTTGTTACATTGTAATCACCGTTATCAGGATTTGTTGTAAGGATTACATGCCAGTTTTTAGGAAGTTTCCATGAAACATATTCTTGTCTATCACAGATTTCCATTACTGCTTGCATAAATCTAGTATCAGCTCTTGTAAAATCATCAAGTATTAAAATACCTCCATCTTTTTTACCTTGAACCCAAGCAGGTTTAGCGTGAGCCATCCTTTTATCTATAACTCTATATCCTTTTTCATTAGCAGCTGTAATTTCTTGCTCAGTTATCCATAGTACTTTACCTTCAGAATTTTTAATTTTATACTCTTTAACAGGAAAACCTATAAGATCTCCTAATTCTTCAAATTGTGATAGATTTAGTTTTTCTACTTGTAATCCTAGTTCTTCACCTAATTGTATAATAGATGATGTTTTACCCAACCCCGCTTCTCCTTCTACATTAATTGTTACAGGCACCATTCCTTTCTCTTGAATGTGTTGATTATTTAAAATCATATGCTTAACAAAATCACCTAATTCTTCAACATTTAATTTAACTTGTCCCATTTTTTTTAATTTTAAATTTCTAATTTTATGACTCTTCCAGGTAAGGAATCATTCATACTAGATCTTTCTGATAAGACCCATAATACATTTTTGGTTGGTTTTATTGAACAAGTAGCTTCACCATCTGTAAAATAAACAAGACTAGTAAATGTGGAATGATCGTTATAATATTGTAATACTGGATCAAATAACGTTCCTCCCCTACCTTTAATATCTAATTCAAACTTTCCCTTATATTCTAGTATACTATTGATTTGCGTATCACATTGTATAATCACAACCTCAACACCTGCTTTATAAATATGATAAATCTCATTCATAAACTCAGTTAATTCTTCATTGTCTACTGAAGCAGATGTATCAATTGCTAGTAGCATTTTTTGACGCATTTTAACTTTCATTCCTGGATTATCTTCATACCTACGATTTTCTTTCCTTCTTTGCTTTTTAGTAAAGATTTTTGTTGAAACTCCAGTAAATCTTCTAATATATTTTCTCCAGTTAAACTTAGGTTTTACAACTTCAGCAAGTTTTATTATTTCTTTAATTTCACCAGGAATTATTCCCTGCTTTTTCATAGTTTGCTGACTTGCTTCATCCAATAGTCGATGAGTTTGACGTTCAATAAGTTTATGTTCAACTTCAGATACATCTTCAAATTCATCCCATCCTGAATGACAAGGCGCTCCTTGACCATCTAAGACATCATCAAATTTAGGAGAACCGCATGTACCATTTTTATCTTTATCTTCCTTAGCCTTAAGCATTTTGTCATAATAGTACCTACAACCTGCTTTACGATCTAAGTTTAATTCTGGATAGTCATTAATATCAATACCTCCTTCAGGTAACCAGTCAGGGTTTATATATTGATTTATTTCACAATCCATTGCAATGTTTGCTAATTTTCTATCTGAAAATTTAAAAACAACATTCAAATGTTTAAATGCGATGTGTAATAGTTCATGCTTTAATAAACCTATTCTATGTAAGTGGGGTAATTCTTCCCAAAAAGTAGGATTTATCATTAGTTGATAATTGATTCCTTGCTTACCTACACAGGCAGTTGAAATTTTATCATTCCATAATTTATTGAGCATAATTAAGAAGAACCCGTAAAAGGGCTCTTTTAACATAAGTTCTTTACTTACTTTACCCAGGGATTCTATCTTATTCATAATTATATTATTAGTTCATTAAATATTTTTTTTGCCTCAACTGAGCCTACTTTTTTTACTAAATCGCTAAAATCTGTTACATCTTTTAATTCAGGCATAAAGAAATGAGGTACGGAATATCTTTCAGTAAATTCTACTGATAGATTTTTACCCGCTTTATCATTGTCAAATAAGCAAATAACTTTTTCAAATCTAGCTTTGTATTCATTCATCACGGAATCTTTCATCATTACAGATTCAGATTGTAATCCTACAGCAGGTATATGAAGAGTATCATATATACTCATTACATCTTTTAATGATTTTGTAATAATCAATAGTTTTCCTTTTTTAGGAAGTTGTGTATAACCTTGGTGTACTGTATAATTTGCATTATTAATCCATTTGTACTGTGAACTAAAAGGTTGATATATTTTATATGTAATTTTATCATCCTTAAATTCAAGATACGCATAGGAATGCTTATCTACTATTGAAGCATTATTGTTAAAGAAAAGGTATTTAATAGGTATTACATTATATTTAGCTAATGTAGCTTTAGTAATACCAAATGATTTCCAATATTTAACATCATGCTTTTCCCAAGATCTTTTATTTACACCAATTTCAACATTGCTTTTTTCAATAACTCTAGTAGCATTAATAATTTCTCTTCGTTCAGAAGTAACTTCTACTTTTGAAAGTCCAAAATCAAATGCTATTTTAAATAAGGCTTGTTTATAACCTAAACCAAATAATTTTGTAACAAATACTACGCAATCTCCGCAATCTTTAGTTGCAAAATCGTAGAACATTAATGTACCATCTCCACTTTTATGATAAAATAAAGTAAATGAAGGAACATTATCATTTCTTAATGGGCTATTTATTTTATAACCACTTTCCATAGGTTCACCTATGTAACGAGAAAATATATCTTGTTGAGATATTACATTTAATATGTCATTTTTAGTAATCGTTTCATTATAAACGAATAAATTTAAATCTATTTTTTCCATAGTAAAAAAAAGGAGGGCAGTATAACCACCCTCCTCAATTAATTAATTAAATAATTCTACCACTCATCATCATCAGATACAGCACCATTACTCGAGCTACTACTCGGTTGAACGAATGTATCTTTCTCTTTACGATCCATTTGATCGATATCACCTTTTACTAAACGACTTTCTTCTTCACTTACACTCATTGATTCTAAAAATGGAACCCATGAACGAGGTTGAATAAACGCTTTTGGATAATCAACAGTACCATAGTTTGCAAACATTCTAAATTTACCAGCTTTTGGTAAACCTTTGCGAATCTCACTCATGATACCATCAAGCATTGCTTCAGCACTATCAAAAGGAGGAAATTGATAGGTTGATCCAAGTATAGCATGCGCTAAATGTTTAAGAATTTTACCTTGCTTTTGAATTTGTTTTTCAATACTTGCATATTGAGTTTCTTTAGTTACATACCAAAGAGAAGTATTACAAGACGATTCGTTCCCATCAGTAAAAATGATTTTATAATCAGGAGAACCTTCTTTTCCATCCTTAGTTTTTTTCTCTACAGAAATTACAGTATTGTTTACTAAACCTGCTGCTCCACCATTAAATACAGCCTTACCTTGTTTTTGGTCAAACTGACCACTGTTTAAATCAATATTCATATTCTATTTTATTTTTAAATTTTTAAAATTAATAAATTCTTACCACTCTGAACTTTCTACCTCTTCTACTTCTTCTACTTCTTTTTCCTCTTCCTCTTCTCCAAGCTCTTCAGCTTTTTGTTCTTCTACTAAATCGTAAGTATCTTGCATTGTAGGAGGAGTTTCTTCAACTGTTTCTACTTCATCTAATACTATTTCAGATGTAGGAATTTCAATAGAAAGTTGCTCACCACCATCATTATTAGAAGTAGTTTTAACTATTTTAAACATCCCTTCTCCTTCAACTTCTTCTAAGTGAAGATAGTTTTCAGAAGAAATTGATAACTCTTTAGATTTAACAATGTATTCAAACATTTTTTTATCACTAAATGAAAATGATTTATTTGTTTTAAAATTGCCTTCAGTGATACTAGATTTACAGTATAAATCATTACCGTTAAATCCAAATGAAACATAACTTGCATTATTCTCATCAGGTTTAACTAAACCTAGCGCTTCAGCTGCAGCTTTGTTAAAACTAAATTTACGACCAGCTCCATCTTTAATAATTGCTGACATTGTTACTACTGGAGTGTTAAATTGCTCCTCTTTTTTAGTTCTTCCTGCATTAGGAATTCCCCAATTAATTGCGTCTCTCATTTTACTTATTATAAATTATTAATTAATTACTTTTTGATTTTTAAAGCGTAACATACGTACCCTTAGAAATACTCTTTTATTGCTTTTTGAACTATTGCTAAGTCATTAGGAATAGTACTTTCGTCAAACATCCCCATTGGAGTTTTACAAGTATCTGACCCTGAATTAACAGTTCTAAATACGTGCTCATTATCTTGTCCTGGTGCATGTAAAATTTCAGCATATAATACTATACTACTAAAACTCTCAGGTGCAAATTTTTCAAGCTGTTTACCTTGTACAGCTATTCTTTCTTGTGGAAAGCCTGCTTCATCATGTACGGTTACAGGATGACAAAGTAAATAAACTGTTAAATCGTCCCTTACTTTATCATTAATAAGATTAAGTAAATCGTACATTGATCCATTAAATTCTGCCCATTTCTCAAAGCCTGATGCCTTACGAAATTGCTTACTCATAATAAAATCAGTCATAACTCTTGACCATGTATCAATTACAAATCCTGTAATATGTTTTTGATTTTTACTAACATCTTTCAACTTATCTAAAGTTTCTCCAATATTAGAAGTTTGTAAATAATTACCTTTTTCTTCAGAATAAAGCTCACTTGACTTTCTGAACGGTAACGGTTTTTGATCAGTGTTAACTATCACTGTTTCATCAGGATTTAAGTTACGTAATGACGTACTTTTACCCATGCCAGATTTGGCTACAATAAATACTAATTTACCCATTTTTCTCTCTGTTTTTCTCTCTATTTAACTATTTAAAAATACGAAATCTATAGCTTATCTGCAATGATTTCATGCTTTACATCTACACTTTTCGTTTTTCTTTTATTCCATGTTTTCCCTCTTAAATAAGGAAATTCTTCTTGTATTGATCTACTTGCTCTAGATATTGAATCTAAGTATTTTACTTCGCGTTTCTCCATATCTTTGAGAAACTCTTTTACGTTTTTACTAGTATCGTACCCTATTGCTTTTAAGTATTTATAATACAATTTTTCATTTGAGTCTCGAAGCTTAGGGTTTTTTATTAATTGTTGTTTCACCCATGGTTTTTGTTCTACTATCATAACTTTCCTTTATTTAAAATTTTCTGAAGTAGTGCAGGATTGCTCTTTAAATCATTTGCAGTAGGAAGTTCTTTAAACTTACCAATCTCTCCCATAAAATGAAGACCTACTTGTAATCCATCAGCACCACCTCTATTCTTTAAAACATGTGCAGATCGATACCTACGCTTAAGTTGACTTATTGGATATCCTCTGTGCTCTTTAATACCGTATCTATGAGGATTAAATAATCCAATTACAATATTAGCATCTTCTTGAGTAGCACCAGTTTCTTTAAAATCAGACAGTAATGGTTCTTGAGAATCTTGTTGCTTACGATCCATTCCTTCAATACCTCGGTTAAACTGAGATACTACTATAGGACTAAACCTAAACATGTTTCTAAAAAACACAAGCATTTTTGATGCTCTATCAATTGCTGATTTTTGACTTCCTTTATCTTCTGCGTTTGGAGTAATAAGATTAGCGTGATCAATAATAATTTCAGTAATTAAATTTGGATCATGAGGAGTATATTTTACAACTACTCCGTTGTTACGCTCAACTGTACCTCTTTTTTCAGCATAGCTCATTATGTCCTTATACATATAGTTAGGGCTCATAGAACTTCTAAAAGTTAATACTCTTTCTTGCAGTTTAGTAAAATAAGGTTCCATCATATCAATAAGAGGAACTATTTCAGGTGGAATATTAAATTCACCTTCACTATATAATATTTTACTATCAATATTAATTCCATAGTTCTCCCATAGTTTAAAACAAGCAAACTTTGCTAGTTTCTCTTCAGGTGGTATTTCTAATGAATAATAGATTATTTCAAGTGAATGATGAAAATCTGGATTATCTACTAAAAATTCATACGGATGAAATAAATAAGCTGAATCTACATAAGCAGTTTTACCTGTACCAGTTGCTCCTCCAATAGTAGTATAGCGTTTTTGCTGTATATTACTAATGTGAGCGTTCAATCGTTTAAAGCCAGTAGGTAAACCCTTGTTATACCCATCTACTCCACGCTGAATGTTATTTTTGAGTTCTCCCCAATAGTCAATTTTTGCCATTTTCGTAGTTTTTTAAATTGAATCAGTTTGCCAATTTGAACCCTCTTCTCCAAATTCACTAATGAATTCAGACCAGGACTCCCATAATGCATTATTAAGTACAGTTTCCATATTAGGTAAAAATGCTAATTGGCCAGCTGTACGTTGCTTTTCAACAAATACTGTAATTGCTTTAACTGCAGCTTCATGATCAGCATAAGTTTTTATTTTTAATAGATATTTCTTTTCATGCTTAAGTCCTTGTACAGTATCTATATTAGCAGCCCGAAGAACTCTATTCTGCACCCTGATTGGATAACAGCCATAGAACTCATTAAACTTAATTTTGTCAGTACGAATGCCAAGAAGCTTACACACATTAGAAGTACTAATTATGGTTTGCGTAAACTTTTGATCACTTGTTTTATCAAGGATATATTCAGTATCAATTAGTGAATTACGAATAGCCGTAGCATCACTAACACTAAATAATTCCTTAATCAATTTAAAGTTCTTATAGTACATCAAGTACAGAACTACATACTGATTGGCATTTAAGCCAGAACGTTTTAATCTATTTAAATCGATTTCAATATTCATAATTTTATTTAAATTGTAATTTTCCTTCTTTTAATGCAGATGCCATTGTAACAATTTCACTAGGTTTTAACATAGCAATATGAGCAGCAACATCACGAATAGATTGCGTAAGATCAGATGACGCAACTTCATTAAATTTCCAAAGGTCATTAACCATATTATTACATTTATTAGTAATTTGAATTTCAAATTGTTTACTTGCACTTTTTAATTTACCATTGTAAAAATCACAATATTTTAATGAATCTAGTGATTCATTGAAAATAGTTGTAGCTAATAATGCAGTTACAATAGTCATTCTTATTTCTAATGTATGTGGATCATTACTGTCCAGCATTTGTTCTTCTATTTCCATATTATTTTAATTTTTACGGTAAATCTTCCAATTTACAAAATGTAATTTTACTAGGATTAAATCCTTTTAGTGCAGAATTCATCCAAAATTCATCACGAGTATTTTTAAGATATACAATAATAATAGTAGCTATTTTACCGTCTTCCATATTCATTGCTCTCATTGCTTGCTGTACTGCTGTATTTTCACCACTTTTTAACTGATTAAAGACAACTATTTTTAAATTTGGTATAGTAACACCCATTGATACCATTGATACCACTGAGCACTTGTTTACTGCACCAGATTTTAGTTTCTCAAGAGTACCTTTATCTGACTTTGAGTGGAAGGATGAATCTCCAATAGAATCTGCTATTTTTTGAAAACCTGTAAATATTAAACATCTATCGATATTACCTACTATTTTTTTAGTAATATCAATTTTAGTTTTTGAATCATAAATAATATTTTTTCTAC